TTATTAGAAGAATTTAATTTAAATGATAAAAATTTTAATCAAAAAATATCAAAAATTAATTTTAAAAGATTAGCTTAAAAATTTACAATTATTTATTTTACAGGAAATTTTTTAAATGAAAGATAAATTTTATTATTGTATCTTAAAAAATAGTAAATGTATTTAAATAATAAATTTTGGAGATAAAAAAATGGAAAGATTAATTTATTGTACTTTAAAAGATTTTGAAAGAAAAACTTTAAGAAAAAAATTTTCAGGTAACACTCATTTATTTTATATACCTTATAAAAATGACTATCATTTATATCTTATACTTCTTGGTCGTATACAGAATGAAAATATAAGTCCAAAATCTAAAGTTCAGGAATATTTAACTGTTCAATTAAACTTAATTCCAACTGAAATGTTAGGTGAATTTATTGAACGACAGAAACAACGTTTCGGTAAAGATTATAATGTTATTGAAAGATTAAAAGGTGAATACTCCAATGATAGAATTAAAATTTTGAAGGGTGGAAATTATATAAAATCAGATTTAGAAATACAATTTTTACCTAAAAATAGCAGACCCGATAGAAAACTTTTTATATTAAAGGGATTTCTAAATTTCTTATTAGAAGAATTTAATTTAAATGATAAAAATTTTAATCAAAAAATATCAAAAATTAATTTTAAAAGATTAGCTTAAAAATTTACAATTATTTATTTTACAGGAAATTTTTTAAATGAAAGATAAATTTTATTATTGTATCTTAAAAAATAGTAAAGGGGTTTTTAAAAAGAAATTTTTAGGAAATACCCATTTATTTTTTATACCTTTAGGAAATGATACATATGGTTATTTTGGTCTTATTGGAGAAATGTTAGATGATAATGATAAACCATTAAATAAACATAAGTATATTAAAGATTATGCTTGTACATTACTTTCAATTGTACCCTCTGATATAGTTAATGATATTATTTATCATCAAGTAAAATTATTTAAAGGTAGATTTAAAATTGTTGAAGAATTAGATTGTATATATTATAATTCAAAAATTAAAATTTTTAATAAAGGATCTTTTATTAAATCAAGTTTAGAAATTTTTCATTTACCTGAATATAGTACATTAACTAAAAAAATTTATAAATTGGTTGGATTCTTAAATTTTTCTTCTGATGAATTTACTTTAAGTAAAAAAAATGTTGAAAGGAATGTTTCTAAAGATCAATTTACAAAATTATTATATAAGTATCAAAAAGAGGCAATAAAATAATGAAATCAAAAAATAAAATATCAAAAAGAATAAAAGAATCTATTATTAATGAATCTATAAAAAAATTAGATTTTAAAAATTTTGAAAGAGTTGTTGAATATATACAAAAACAATCTGATGACAAAATTATAAGTATTTATCTCAATGAAGCAATAAATGATTTTATTCTTAAACCTTCTGCGATGTCAAGTCTTTTGTTTTCATATTTAAATAAGGAATGTAGAGAAAAATCAAAAAAAGAAAAATTTGGTAAAAAAAGAGCAATGGAGTTTCATTATTGTAGAGCCATGGCTGCAAAAAAAGTAGTTGAAAAAATAATTCAAAATATGAAAATGTGTGAACATGCAGCAAATCCAGAAAAATGTCTACAGAGATTAGAAAAACAAGTTATTAAATGGAGATTAGTTTATCAACAAGCTGTTGAAAAATATAATAAAAAAGTAGGACTAGATTAATTAATGCAAAATTATAAGAGAATTTATGATTATATACAGGAATATTGGTTTTTATTATATGATATTTATAGTAAAGATGGTGTAGCATTTTTATCAACTTATTATAATATTAATAAAGAAACAACAGTATGGGATAATGACACTATTTTCAGTGGTTCTTATGAAAAAATTGGAAATCTATCTGGAATAAAATGGAATAAATATTTATTGTTACCTATTTTCTTTTTGGGTGATATTGATACAATTTTTGATGCTCAAGAAACTGGATATATAGCAGATCAAACATTTGAATTTGTAATTCCTGGTTCATATGGAATAATTCCATATCAAAATGATTTGGTTAAACTTGATGATACATATCTATTAAATAATGAAAATAAAAATAAAGGTAATTTGTATTCAATTTCAGGAATAAAAAAGCAATCTCCTTATGATAAAACATTTTGGCATTTAACATGTGTTGTAGAACAGAGTAGAAATGAAACTCATATTCAAGATCAACTAGAAGAAACATTTATGTTTTTTGAATATGATAAAAATATTCATACCCTAGATAATTCTCTTTTTTTAAGTAGATTGCTTAAAAAAAATGAAATTTTAAAAAATAAATCAAATCCTCTTTTTGATAACAATAGTGGATTTTATTTTATATAGTTTAGGAGTTCAGAATGAATAATATTACATCAACAAGTTCGGATATATTTTTATCTAGAGATAAAATTAGATTATTTATGATTGAAATGTTGAAATATTATGGTGATTTACAACAAGTTGATTTGACTAAAAGTTCATTCTTATCATACTTTATTGATAATATGTCAACTTTTACTTCAAATATTTTATTTTATGCAACCTCTGTTTATAAAGAATTTTTTATGACAAAGGCTCAATTAAATGAATCTGTTTTAAATTTATCAGCGTTTTTGGGTTATTCATCAATATCTGCAAAATATTCAACTTGTGATGTTCTTATAACAATTCCTTTACAATTTGAATCAAATAATGTTTCATTTACAATTCCTAATGATTTTAAATTTTATGCAGGAGAAATTGAATTTAATACATATTATTCTGTAAATATTTCAGTTATAGATAACATAAATTCTAAAGTTAGTTTACAAACAGGAAATAAAATTTATGATTTACCTGTTTATATTAATTCCGAAGGTTCTGAATTTTCATTTTTACTTCCTGTTAGACAATATAAAATAATTGAACAGGAATTTCAAGTTGATTCAGATCTACAAGCATTTCAATTTTTAGAATTTGATGTTGCATTTGAAGGTCAACCATCTAGTGTTGAGGTTTCTGTTGTTTCTCCAAATGGATTTTCAGTAACATATGAAAAATTTAATAGTCTATATCTAATGAATAATACACAATATGGTTATATTTCCAAAAGAACATCTAATGGTTTAAAATTATACTTTGGAAATGGATTAATGGGTTTCCAACCAGAACCGGGTTCAAAAATTAATGTAACAATTTATACAACATTAGGTTCCGATGGGAATATAATAGCAGGATCTATAAATAAAGGTAATAGAATTTATTTGACAAATGAAAATAATGAGGTAAAACTTGTTGATTATTCTTGTATAAATCCTTCTCCAGCATTAAATGGTGAAAATGAAGAAGATATAAATGAAATAAGAAATAATGCAATCAATAATTTAGTTTCAATGTCAAGACTTGTATCTGAAACTGATTATATTAATATGAATACGATTCTTAAAAATAATATTTTTGGCAAGAATTCATTACCAATATTAAAAAGATCTGATTTAAAATGTAATGAAATTCAATTATTCACAACTATAAATTTTAATGATGAATTTATTCCTATGAGAAATGGAAAAATAGAATTAAATGATAGTACAGATTACATTCCTAAATTAACAGAAATAACAATTAATGATGAAGAATTTTATACATTTTTTGATTTAGAAATAGATAGAATTAATTCTTCAGCAAATTATTCATATATTATTAATGAAGTTTCTTTAGTACCTATTTTAAATTATACATATAATTCAGAATATGAAGGAATTACAATAGTAGACTTAAATGTTAAGAAAACTGAAAATTCTGGAAGATTTGAATTGACATATAATGGTGAAGATGAATATGCTGAATGTTCATTAAGAATCCTTCAAAATGGTAAAGTTGCAGAAATGACAAATGATCCAATCAATAAATGTTTTTATTATGAATTTACTCCTTATACTACTTTTCCAAAAGATAATGTGAATATTTATTTTACAATCTCAAACCCAGAAATTGGAGATATTTCTACATTCTCAACATCATTAACATTTAGAAAACCATTAAAATCATTTATGATGTCTAATGTTATTTGTGATTCAACATCAACAATTATTTATGATGTACCTCTAATTAAAAAAGAATATTATAATGAAATAGAAGATAAAAAATTTTTTGAATTATCGTGTTTTCAAAATATTATAAATTTAGAATTAGAAAATTTTAGAATGTTGACAGATTTTACTAATATAAAATTTACTACAACTTGTGGTAAATTAGATAATATGAGATTTAATAATGTTAGTTCGTTACCTGTTATTGATGTTATTTCTTCGCCACCAGATTTACCTGTTTCTGGAGATAGATATATTATTGATAAAAATCCAACAGGAGAATTTTCGGAACATAGAAATAAAATTTGTCAATATACCGGATCAAATTGGATTTATATGGATGTATCTACAGATGATATGATTTTTGTTGAAAATAAAAATTATAAATATATTTTCACAGGTACTGAATGGGTTCAACCAATCTATGATATTCCTGTTAAACTCCAATTGGATGTTTTTACAGATCAATCTTATACTGGAAATAAAGTAGATTTAATAAATACCATAAAAGATACACTTATAGAAACTTTTTATGAAACATTTGGAAATAATACCAATTTATATAGATCTAGAATAATAAAAACTGTTCAGAGTATTGATGGGGTATCTCATTGTAATTTAATTCATCCAAAATCTAATATATTCTTTGATTATGATATAGATACTTTTATACAGGAAGAATTATTTGAATATTCACCACAGCTTGTTCATTTTACAAGAGATAGTATAAATATTAATATTTTTTAAGGAATCTAAAATATGTCATTAACTATAGATTTTTTATATGATAAATCAAATGTTAAACATAAAGAATTAAAAAAATGGGTTAGTACAAAAACCGCAAATGAGTTAATGGAATTATCTAAACCTTGTTATTTTCCTCCATTTAAAAAAGAATACACTGAATTATTATATCTAACAGGTTTAAAAAATACTGATATTAGTAAATTTATAAAAGAATTTTACCCGGCCAAATTATCTAAAGAACTTATTCTAAGGGATAATGGAACAAATATTTTATTATTTATCATATATTATTTCTTAAAGAAAAATGATAAACATTCTGCATTAGCAACAATGACATATCTAAATATTAAATTTTATTCAAGTAGATTAAGAGTTCATTTAAGAGTTTATTGTGATCCTAATGTATTCAGATTAGCATTAGATAGTTTATCAAAAAATCATTTATTTGTAAGAGAAAAAACAATATCAAATGCTATTTATTATCTTTCTAATTTTGCAATTAATAAATTTAATAAAATTTTAAAGGAATTTGATAATCCTGAGAAAATATCAAAATGTGTATATGATATAAGAAATAAAATTGCTCAGAGTGTTAGAAGTTTTGCACAAACATATTTCAAAATTTCTGAAGCTGGAGGAGGTTTTAAAGATATTGAAGAATATGACATTGATCTAGAATCTAAAACATTAGGATCTTCAAAACAAAAAATTGCAATTGCTGTTTCTAAAGAAATTACAATTTTCAAAAAAGTAGATCAAAAAGCATTTAATTCAGCAAGAAGTTTAACTAAAGTTAATTATCTTATTTGTGAATTTTTAGTTAAATCAATAAATGATATTAAATATATTGATGATATTAGAGTAATATTAGAACTATTTCTAAATGAAATAAATAAAAAAGAAGATCTATGTTCAACAAACTTTTTTAGAATTGTTCAAAAATTAATGGCAATTAAGAAAACTTCAAAACCTATTTATTTTAAACAACAAGTTACTAAATTAGTATGTAAACTTTTACAATCCTCAAATTCTATAAAAGAAAAATATGATGAATTAACAAATCAAACAAAATTTCAAATTTCTTCATTTATGGCATTTTATTTATGTTTAATAATAAGAAATAGATTTTGTTAAAAAATAATAATTCTAATCTATAATTTAATCTTTTTAAAATCTATTGTTTAATTTTTCTTTTTTCCTTCCAAAATATCCTATCTAAATAACCATATTACTATATATATTAATTAGTGCAAAATAATATTGATTATATGTGATTACGGTTTGAGTTTTTAGGAGCATAGAAAAAACCGTAAGGAGATTCAAAATGAAAAAAAGTGTTAAAGATCGGATTAAGGCAATAGGTGAGGGTATTCTTATACTTGTGGGATTATTCATATACATAAGCTTATTGGATACAACGAGTTTGTAATAAAAAAATAAAAAATGGGAAGGAATATTAATTCTAATCCTTCCCATTTTTTTTAGTCAACTTATTTAATATAGAAATTTAAGAGAATCTTTTCGGTTGTTCTTGTTGGTTCTAAAATAACATTAACATGATAAGTCTTTGTTTTTCTTTCATATTCGGTTGCACCAACTTCAACTGAATATGAATATAATCCTCTTTTACGTTTAATATCTTCTAAAAATGAACAAACTTCATCAGAAGTAGCTGACCATGTAATTTGATCATTTTGTTCAAATATATAATTATTAGTATAAATTTCTAATGCTCTTTTTATATAAAGAACAAGTCTTGTAATATTTAAATCTTGAAGAGCTGATGCTTTTGTTTGACTTGTCAATTGGCTCCAAACAACATAATTTGTTCCAAATTTTACAATTGGATTTATTTGTTTTAGATATAATTGGTCTCTATCGCCAAGTTTCGGTACATATCTAAGTTCTTTAATTGAATCAATTGATGCTCTATTAAATCCAGCAGGAGCATACCATAAATCACTAACTCTATCATTTCTTGGTAAAATATAAGACATATGATAAACTGGTGAAACCCAAATATCCTGTCCTGTAAATTGGTCATTAATTTTTGAATAAATATCATAAATTGCACAAAGATAATTATTAAATGATTGATCATTTCTGGCAGAAATAGAATTAGTTAAAGATGAATTATCACCATTATCAATTATAGCCACACAATCTTTTCTTTCTTTTACAAGATTTGAAATTTGAGTTTTAACATCTGATGGATACCCACAATCAAATACTAAATTAAAATAAACAGTATCTATATCATACATTACATCTTCTTTATTTCCAGTTATGGGATTGACTAAAAGACCAGAAAAAGCTTTTTGTAAAACATCTGTTCCATTTTCAGAATTAAATGATCCATCTTCATTAACTATATTTCCATCAGAACCTCTTTTAAGAGGTAATGGTGATGCTGAAAATACTGTTGAAATAAGAACATCTGATTTTTTTACTTCATACGTGATGTTTGATTCTTTAAAGAATTGATAATCACCTAACCATTTTCTTTCTCCATTAGATATATCTTTTGAATTATAAACATCAATTGAATCATTTTCTTCTGAAGGTTCACCAAGCCAACCATAAATCTTATTTCCGAATCCATCTTTTGCAATAATCATATATTCGGCAGTTGAATCTACGGCAGCCCAAGGAGAAAAATCTTGTTTTGTATCAATTATTGAAGCTGTTCCATCGGTAGTAGTATTAACCGAAATATCTCCAATATTTTTATCAAATGTTTTAACAAGATAATCATATCCAGATGAATAATTACCATTTGTTAAAGACATTTCCATTCTAAGAATAGAAGAATATTGTTCTAAAACATAACCTATCCAGATAGAATCACCAGATTGATCCATAGCGGTTGGATCAAAAGAAACTTCAAATGATTCTACGATTAATTCTGAACCATCTGACTGGATTTCATAAATATCTAAAATATAAATTCCATTTAACATTGGATTTGCATGAGCAGTAATCTTTATTCCAATATTATTGTAATATTCACCTCTACCTACCGGATAGAAAATACATAAAGGATAAATATTATCATCAGTTTTTTCAAGAGATGTTTTTATTTCAGATATTGAATTAAAAGAAGAATTATAAGATACAGTTACTGTAGGATTATCAAATTCTCCACTTTTGGTAGCAGATAAAACTATATTTGCATAAGTTGCATCATCTGGAAGACATCTCATAAAAAATAATGATCCAGATTCACTTAAGAAATTACAGGCACAATATAAACCCTGACCATAATATTTTCCATAATCTGTAATATTTGGTTCACCCCATTCTTTAATTAAATCACTTTTTGAACTTATGAATATCAATTGATTATCTCTTCCCTTTTTAGTTAGAGTATTAATATATCCTATTGTTCCCGGTACTTGTTGTACATATTCACTTAAATCTATAATTTTAGAATAAACACCAGCAGAAATATTATTTGACATTTAAAAAAATCCTCCGAGATATTCTCTACTTTTCTTTTTTTTTATTTTTTTAATATTTTTTAGACTTCCTTTTAGAAAAATAAATACCAAGCAAAAACTAAATTCATATTAGGCTTTTTTATAATTGTTTGAAATGTAATT